CGAACTCCTGAGAAATTATCGCACCTATCGTACATCCGCGCACGATCCAACCAGCCAGGCCGCCTCGCCTGCAAGGGCCGACAAGGCCCGCGCAGCCGGAACCGTGCCCAGCAGAAGCCCGTCCGTGCCGACAAAAGATCCGGACCCGGACGACTTCGAGGGCAATTTTGGCCCGCTGATCGGTCTGTAGCGCGCGTTAGTAAGGAGAAAGCATCATGGCAACAGGAGTCACAAACTTTGGAGATATCTCTCCGCGCACCGAGGCGCACGTCGTCAAGGATTTTCTGGAAGTCGGACAGCCCTACTTGGTGTTCGAGCCGTTTTGCCAGACAACCACGGTTCCCCGTGGCACAGGTAAAAACGCCAAGTTTCGGCGCTACAACCCTCTGTCCCCCACGCCCAAACCCCTGACCGAAGGGGTGACCCCGTCAGCGACCAAACCCACCTGCACCGACGTCCAGGCCACGGTGGCCCAATACGGCGACCGGGAGGTGATCACCGACGTCATCGCCGACACCCACGAGGACCCGGTGCTGAAGATCCAGAACCGGCGCCTGGGCGAACAGGCCGCTGAAATGCTCGAACGTATCCGCTTCGGCATCTTCAAGGCCGGGACCAATGTGATGCGGGCCAACGGGGATGCGCGCAACGAGATCAACACCAAACTGACCCTGACCCTGCAGCGGAAGATCACCCGCCAGCTCAAGCGGCAGCGGGGCAAGAAGATCACCACCATTCTCCGCTCCACGCCCGCATACGGCACCAAGGCGGTCGATCCCTCGTACATCGCCTTTGCCCATGTGGACCTGGAGACGGACATCCGTTCCATGGACGGGTTTATCCCGGCCAAGGACTACGGGACCATCACCCCCTACCCCAACGAGGTGGGCGCGGTGGAGGATGTTCGTTATCTGACCTCGGACATTATCGAGCCGTGGGAGGATGCCGGGGGCGACAAGGGGGCCATGCTCTCCACGACCGGTGTCAAGGCGGATGTCTATCCGGTACTGTATATCGCTGCCGACGCCATAGGGACCGTGGCCCTCAAGGGATACGGCGCCAAGAACAATGACGGCAAGATGCGCCCGGTCTCCCCGGTAGATATCATGGTTGTCAACCCCAAGCCCTCGGATTCCGACCCCATGGCCCAGCGTGGTCATATCTCCTGGAAGACATGGGCGACTGCGGTCATCCTCCAGGACCTCTGGATGTGTCGGGCCGAGGTGGCCTGTACGGATTAACCCCAACCACCGCTGCCGGGACACTTTGTCCCGGCAGCGGGCGGAGTAGCGTATGAGCAAAAAAAACTTGGATACGTCCCTGGACACGGACGCGGGCAAACAGCCTGACGTTGCCCAGCCCGGGATCAGGAAGAAGACCGTGGCCCTGGTTATCCACTCCCAGGACGGGCCCGGCGGCAAGGATGACGTTGCTGTCGGCCTTAACGGGAGGGTCTGGAACATCAAACGCGACAAAAAAGTCGATGTGCCCATGGGCGTGTACAACGTGCTCGTGGATGCCATCCAGACCGACTGCGTGCAGGATGACCACGGAAACATAACCTATACCGACCGGAACCGGTTCGCCATATCCACGTACTAGCGTGGGGAGGAGTCGTTATGCGTACACGCCTTATTGCATTGATGCTGTTTATTGGACTGGCCCTTGGAGCAGCCGCCCAGGCCTCCTCCGTGGAAGAGCTCGCTGTTCCCCGTGAGGGCGACCGGACCTTGTGGACATTCGTGGCCGACACCCTGGACACTCACGCCATGGCCGCTTCGGGCGCTGCTGCCAGCTCGGCCGATCTGGTGATTGCCACGGCGTTTTCCGTGGTGATCGACAACGTGTTTTATACCTGCGCCAACGCCACCTACGACATTTCCGCCATGGGCAACAACGGGACCATTACCGCCCAGCCCGTGAGCACCTATTGCCGGTATGTGTTTGCACTGGATACCGACGAGGATGTTGATGTTTTTCCCGGCGAGACCGCTGCCAGCGCGGCCTTGGCCGCCTACCCGAGCGTGGACGAGGGGGTATGCCCGTTCGCTTCGGTGCTGGTCGCCACTAATTCCACGGCGACATTCACCATCGGCACTACCAACTTTGCCGGGGCCGGCGCCACCTCGACCTTCGAGGATCTGTACGCCCTGCCCACCCAGGCAATCGACAGATAACGCTGTTTTGCAGCGAAAACCCCAGAGGCCGGGCTGTTTTAACGGTCCGGCCTTTTTTTTGAGGTACTTCTATGTCAGCAATCACCGCTGGTAATATCATAGATAAGGCAGAGATCATCTTACAGGATCTCACCAACACCCGCTGGACAGAGGCCGAGCTTCTGGGCTGGCTCAATGATGGCCAGCGGGAAATTGTTAAACTCAAACCGGAAACGAGCATTACTAATCTGGATTCGTACACACTGGTAGCGGGTACCAAACAGACCCTCCCCGATGGCACGGGTGACGATCCGGCAGGTATCGTATTGATCGATGTACCCAGGAATGTCGCTGATGCGTCGAGCGGCGGGGTTATTCGGTTGATACCCCGGCGCATTTTGGATGATCAGATCGGCACCTGGCATACCGGTACGGGTACTGTCGATATCGAGCACTACACCTACGACAAGCGCGATCCCAAGCATTTTTATGTTTATCCCCCGGCCCTGGCGACTGCCGAAGTGGAGTTGATATACTCCAGTGCTCCGACCGACTGCGCATCGTCTGCGGCCACCATCTCTATTGATGACGTGTATGCAAACGATCTGCTCAATTATATCGTGTACATGGCATACCTCAAGGATGCTGACTACACCGTCAACGATGCCAGGGCGAGCAGCTTGAGAGCTGCGTTTTTGCAGGGCCTCTCTCTCAAGGAGCAGGCTGAAACAGCTACAGAACCCACATACTAGGCGGCGAGCATGAGCGCGATTGACGATATTGTAACGGCTTGTCGGATCGAGCTGGCCGATTGCCCGGATTTTGTGATCAAGGCGGAGATCCCCCGGGTTGCCAGGACCATCTGCGAAGAGACCAACATGTGGTCCGAGGATCTGCCCGAGCTGACCCTGACTGACGACGCGGTTCTCTATGCCCTGACGTTGCCCGAGGATACCGGCCTGGTGCGGGTGCTGTCCCTGCGCGATCCCGATAACACGGAGGTCATGATCACGGGTCTCTCGTATGTGTATGATGAGGCCGAAGGCAAACTGTTTGTCGCGACTGACGGTCGATCCGGCGATACAGGGGTGGTTCCACGCGTGGCCCTGTATCCTGTAACGATAGACGCCACTCCTGAATGTATCTCTGGGGAGTGCAGGGACGCTCTGGAATACGGGGTGATGTCACGACTGTTTATCCGGCAGAACATGGCGTGGACCAACCCGGATCTGGCTGTGTATTACAAGGGGTTGTTTCGGTCCGAGATAGCCAAAAAGAAAATCAAACTGGCGCGGGGGAGCAGGGTCGGATCACTGACCGTCGCTGCTCGGCGTTTTGTATAAGAAAGAGGTAGGCAATGCAAAAGACAACGACAATTACCTGCGCAGATTCGTTCTTGGAGTTTCTGGTGCTGGGGCGTGGTAGTTCTGGTGCGTCCGATGGTGACGGGCGGTTCGAGGTCATCACCTCGGGCATGTCGTCTTCCGTGGTCTCGTTGCAGGTACAGGTAGGCGAGTCATGGGTTACGACAGATACCATCACCCAGGACGGTCTGTATACTGCAACGTCGGTATGCTCGCGTAACTGGCGTGTGGGCTGTGCTACCGGGGACTACGCGGAAGATGTCTATATCGAGGTGGCCCAATGAGCGTGATAAACAATTCCGGCGGGGTGATCGATTCTCCGACACAGGGAACGGCAATTATACCCGAAGGCGGGGTGGAAGGACAGATTTTGGTGAAGCAATCAGGCGCGGATTATGATGTTGCGTGGTCCTCGCACAAGCCTGCAATCGTTATCGAGCCCGATGATAACATTGGCAGTGAATAAAAAGAGGTTTGTTATATGTCTGCAACATATCCCGTAACAACGACAAAGGTCTCGGTCAAAGGGTCTCCGATCAACGCGACCGAGTTTGACGCAAACATGACCCATCTCACCGAGGCCGCAAACGACCTGAACACACGTGTTGCGGGCATCGAAGATGGCGACACATCGGTTCCACTGGCAACACTTGCCACCAATGCCACAACTGCGGCCAATGCAACCCAGGCCGGAGGCGCAACGCCCAGCGTGTCACCAGCGAGCGGGGGCATCCCCGTTGCCGATTCATCCGGCCATATATCCATGGGCTGGCTGCCCCTCAAGACCAATCTGGAAAATCTCGGGGCCGTAGGCTTTCGCTGGGACCCGTGTGCCGACACCTATCAGACCTTCAACCTGTCGTCGCTGACCGATTGCCACTTGAATATGAAGCGCTGCATCATGGATAACACCGGCACAAAGGTGTATAACCTTGGTGCAAC